CTCCGATACGGCGAGATCAAGACGCCGGAAGAGGCCGAGCGCATGCTCGCGATGGTGCTCGACCCGGGCGACCGAGGAGGAAGGATCGCCGCCTGATGTTCGAGCGCATCGTCTTCAGGTTCGTTTGGGCGCCGCGGATGATCATCACCGCGAGCGGCCAGCTGCGCCGCGCGTGGGATCTCCGGATGGTCGAGACGAGGCGGCCCTTGTGAACGTCGCGGCCGAGATCAGACGGCTGCGCGAGCAGCCGCCCGAGGTCATTGACCGCCGGGTAGCGGAGCTGCTGCGCGGCGCAACGAAGAGCAAGCGCCTCCTCGACGAACGCGCCCAGCTCGTGACCGCGCTGAGCGATGCGCACCTGTGGCCGCCGACGCGTAGGAACGTGGTGCGACCGTGAAGCGCAAGACGCTGTGGTTCATCACCCCGGCCTTCCGCCGGTTCGAGCTGACGGCCATCTGCCTTCGGCAGCGCGCCTGGGTCTGTCGCGAACTCGCGAAGGTCGGGATCGACGCCACCTGCGTCGTGATCGCCAACGACGAGAACCTCGATACCGCCCGTCGCCTCGGCTTCTACACCGCCGAGCGGCAGAACGATCTCGGTCTCGGGTGCAAGTTCAACGACGGCTATCAATACGCCTTTGACGAGGGCGCGGACTACGTCGCGCCGATCGGCTCCGACACTTGGGTGGATCCACGCTCGCTCTTCCCCGAGAACCTACCGCGGCGAAACGAGATCGCGTGCTCGCACCACTACACGGTCGTTCACGAGTCGGGCGATCGCTGCCTGCCATGCTGGGTCGCTCCCGATCAACCTTCCACCACGGTCGCGCTCGTGTTTCCCCGGCAGCTTCTCAAGGCATCGAATGGCCGTCCGTGCGTCGAGCACATCCGCTCGGGTTGCGACGCGTCGCTGATCGGAGCGCTGACGAACGAGCGCGAGGTCGGCTGGCGCTACGTCGACCTTCATCCGCTCCAGAATGTCGCGTTTCAAAGCGATGAGACCTACTTCGGCCAGCGTGTCCAGATTTCGAGCTACCAGAACTTCAAGACACGCTGGCACTCGAAGGAGTGTCCGACGCCGTTCGCCGAGCTCCGCAAGCTCTACCCCTCGCGTCTCGTTCGCGAGATCGAGCGCTTCTACGCCTCGGAGCCGGCCATCGCATGATCGAGCCGCGCCCCTATCCGACCGACGTGCTGGCGGGCTGCGAGACCGGCCTGCTGTTCTTCGGCGCCGGCCTTCTCGGCGCCAACGATGGCATCCACTTCCGGGATGCCGGGATCCGCGCGGCGGTCGTCGACCGCGATCGCGACATGCTCGCTCGGATGGCGCCGGAGTATCCGCGCGAGTGGATCTTCTTCGGGGCCGACACATTCGAGTGGGCGGAAACTTTCCGCGCGGAAGGCGGCTACGCGGATGCGGTCTCGGTCGACCCGCCGCTCGGCCAGTGTGAGAAGGCGCTCGAGCACCTCTCCCTATGGTTGGCGATCGCTCGCAAGGCCTTGACGTTGACGGTGCTCAACCCCGTGCCCCGCGCCGGCGCGCTCCTCGCGTTCGCGGCGGAGATCGAAGAGGCGAAGCGCGACTGGCGCTGCTCGTTCTTCAAGCGCAACTCCCGCGTCTCTTGGCTCGTGATGGTGCCGGATGCCTGAGGTGATCCACATCGGCTCGGCTTCGCCCGCAGACTGCGGCGCCGACTGCCCCGAGTTCATCCGCTCGTGGCTCGCGTGGGCTCCTCGTATTCAACCCGAGGCCGCGATGATCACCGTCCCGATCGACGAGAGCGACTACCTAGCCGAGATCGGCCCGAAGACGCGCAACATGATCCGGAAAGCCGAGCGCGCTGGCTACACCTACCGCGAGTTCGAGTACAACGAAGAGCTCGACGCCCTCTGGGCGATCAACCTCTCGAAGTCCGAGCGCCAGGGCAAGCCGATGAGCGAGTCGTACCGCGAGCGCCCGCTGCCGTCGCGCGGCGCTCAAGACCTCTGCGACGAGCACCGTCGCATCTGGATTGGCGGCTACCTCGGCGAGACGCTCCGCGCGTACTGCCAGCTCGTGCTCTGCGGCGAGCTCGCGATCGTGAACCGCATCCTCGGGCATGCGGACGCGCTCCCCGACGGCGTCATGGATGGGCTCGCGCTCGCGCTCGTGCGGCGATGCGTCGGGACGCGGGTGCGCTTCATCAACTACCTGACGCTCCGAACGTCTGCCGGGCTCCGGCACTTCAAGGAGTCGACCGGGTTCTGGCCGCTCGCGGTCGAGGTGGTCGCATGAGCTTCAACCTCGCCCAACTCGAAGCCTTCGACCGCTTCCTCGGCACGGCTGAGGCCGTCATCCCTTGCGTCGAAGCCTGCCACGGCAACCACTCGCCGGACGTGATCGTGCTGCGCCACGACATCGATGCGAACCTCGAGAAGGCGGTCGCCTTCGCCGAATGGGAGCACGAACGAGGCTATCGCTCTAGCTACTTCGCGCTTCACACCGCCGCCTATTTCGCCGACAAGCCGGCGCTCTACGACGCGCTCGTGCATATCGAATCGCTCGGGCACGAGATCGGCATCCACCATGACGCGCTCTCGGTCGTGTGCGAGCGCTATAGCGACCCCGACGTTTGGTGGGACGCGGCCATCGACGTGCTCCGCCTGGAACTGGCCGAGATGCGCGCAGCCGGCTTCGACGTGGTCGGATGCTGCGCTCACGGCGGGAACTGCTCGCGGCATGGCATCTCGAACCTCGACCTCTGGGACCATGCCGAGCTCGAAGATCTCGGGCTCGAGTACGAGGCGTACTTCCTGAAGCGCGAGGCTGGGGCGCATCTCTCGGACAATCACGGCTCCTGGCATCAGCCGCTTGCGCTCATCCCCGGGAAGCAACTGCACGCTCTCTGTCATCCCCAACACTGGCCGCTCGGATGAAGCTACCCGCGCCCTCAGAGCAGCTCGAAACCTTCGAGATCGAGTTCGACCATGGCTATCCGCTGATCCGCGGCGGCACCGAGCATCCGATCATCGGCCCCTATGTGATCGCCGACTACCTCGCCCGGGGGCTCGTGCGCGAGTCCGAGGTGGTCGCACGCGCGGCGATCAAGCGGATGGATGACTTCCGCTTCTACTACTCGATCAACGGCCGGCCGGCTCCTTCGCGAAACCACGATCCGCACTACTCGGGGCTGACGCAGGCGCGCTACCTCGATGCCTTCTCAATGCTCGCGGAGGCGACGGGGAAGAAGGTCTGGAAGGACGCCGCGCGCCGGACGTTCGAGACGCTAACCATCGACGTCGACCAGGGCGGCGTGCTTCTCGATGGCGAGATCATCCTCGAGACGCCGATGCCGAACGCCTCCGACATCGTGCTGAACGGGTGGCTGACGGCGGCCGTTCACGTCTGCGAGTACGCGCGGCATGAGCCGGCCGCAGTCGAGCTCGCGGAGAAGACCTGCGCGGCGCTCGAGCGCTTGCTCCCGTTCTTCGACGTGCCCGAGGTGGCGAACAGCCGCTATGCCTCCTGCGGGCCCGGCTCCTTCCGGCTCGTCTTCTCCGACCGTTGTCATCTCGCCGGCGCCTGGATCGAGCGCGCAAAGCACCCGCGCTTCGCCGCCTCCAGAATCGAGCCCGGCTCCGACATCGGTGGCAAATGGCGCGATGGCATCGCGTGGTCATCGCTCACCGTCGCCGAACTCAACCTCGTGCTCGACAGCCTCGCGCGGGCCGAGACGCTCGAGCTTTCCATCTGGGCCGACCGCCCGGCGAGCGTCGCGCTCCAGTACGAGCACGCTGACTATCACCCCGGCTGCGCGGCCCCACCCCACGGGCGGTTCCTCGAGGTCGGGTCTGACATCTTCAAGCGCGGCGAGAATCGCATCAGCCTGCCGATCCCGCGAGAGATCGCCCGCGAACTCGCCTACCCGACGAACTTCCTGAAGGACGGCAAGCGGAATGCCTACCACTGGATCCATGTCGAGCGGCTGAAGCAACTGCATGCCCTGACGGGAAGTGATGTCTTCGCCGACTTCGCCGCCACTTGGGAGGAGTACACCCGAGCGTGGCCGTCGATGGAGGTCTACGCCGACTACTGCCTCGAGCCCGCCGAAGGGATCCTATTCGGAGACTGCCCGAAGCACTGGGAGACGGCATGCGCTTGACCGCTTGCCTCTGCTGGTTCGATGAGCCGGTCGAACTGCTCGAGCGCTGCGTTCGCTCGCTCTGGTGGGCGGACGACTTGGTCGCCGTCGATGGCCGCTGGGAGCACTTCGGCGCGGACGACGCGCCGGCACTCTCGAGCGACGCCGAGGCGGAAGCGATCGAGCGGGCGGCGAAAGAGGTCGGCCTCCAGCTACTACTCATCCGGCAAAAGGCTGTCTGGCCGTCGCAGGTGGCGAAGCGCGACTTCATGGCGCAGGCGGCGTTCGCGCTCGGCGCCGATTGGCCGTTCGTGATCGATGCGGATGAGTATGTTTCGAACGTCGAGCTCGGGATGCTCCGCTCGGCTCTCGAGGCAACGGCGCTCGATGTCGCGACTATCATGCATCGCCGCGGCGCGCCGGCGCAGCAGGGCCCGCGACCGATCCGACGCCTCTATCGCGCCTCGACGCGCATCACCGTCGGGCCCGCGCACAACGGCTGGCGCACCGCTGACGGCCGCTGGCTTTCGGGAGACACCGCTCGGGTGAAGCTAGAGGAGCCGCTCGACCTGAGCGCCTACCTCGAGATCCATCATCCGTTCGGCGAGCGCTCAGGCGAGCGTGAGCGCACTGACGCCCTCTACTGCTCGGCGCGCCGCCGACTACACCTGGAGGCGTGGTGCTGATGGGTCGCCGCGGCCCCATCCCGAAAGATCCGGAGAAGCGCGCGCGCCGGAACGCCACGATCGAGATGACGACGCTCGGCACGGTCGCGGTCAAGAACGCGCCGAAGCTCCCGACCGGCAAGAAGTACCTGAAGGCGACGAAGGACTGGTTCGAGACGTGGCGCCGCTCGCCGCAGGCCTCGCAGTTCTCGAAGACGGACTGGCAGCGCCTCATCATGCTGGCACCGCTGATCGACCTCTACTTCCGCGCGCCGACGAAGGAGCTCTTCGCCGAGATCCGAAAGACCGAAGCAGACCTCGGTGCCACCGTCGCGGATCGCCAGCGCCTTCGCTGGGTCATCCCCGCCGGTACGGTTAGCGCGCCTCCGACTGAAGAGCCGACCGCTCCGAAGCCGCGCACCCGGCGCAAGCCCGACCCACGAGCGAACCTCAGGCTGGTCGCTAACGCATGAGCGCGGTCCGCGTCATCATCCCGGCGCTAGACCGGGAGCTTTGGCCCACCATCGGGCCGGCGGTCTGCAGTTGGATCGAGGCGCACTGCGTCCACGGGCCGGGCGACGTGCTGGGCGAGCCGGTCGTGCTCTCGGATGAGGAGCGGTTCATCATCCACCGCGCCTACGAGATCTACCCGCAAGGCCATCCGAAGGAAGGTCGTCGCCGCTTCAAGCGCGTAGCGGTCTTTCGCCGCAAGGGCTGGGCGAAGACCGAGATCGCCGCGTTCATCACCGCCGCCGAGATGGATCCGACCGCGCCCGTCCGCTTCGACCGCTGGGCGACGAAGAAGGAGGAGACCGACTGGGGGCACATCTACCTGAAGGGCGAGCCGGTCGGCAAGGCTGTTCTCTCGCCCTACATCCCGATGGTCTCCACCACCGAGGAGCAGACGGAAGACCAGGCATACGGCGTGCTGCGCGAGGTCATCCTCCGGGGCCCGCTCGCGGCCGCCTATGACGTCGGCTATGACCGGATCGTTCATCGGTCTCTCCCGGGGAAGGTCCAGCCGCTCGCCGCCGCGCCGAGCGCAAGGGATGGCGCGCTCACGAGCTTCCAGCATTTCGACGAGACGCAGCACTACGTCATGGAGCGCCATCACAAAGCGCATCAGACGATGCTGAACAACATCCCAAAGCGGAAAGAGGCTGACCCCTGGACGCTCGAGACCTCGGTGATGTATAGCCCGGGCGAAGGCTCGATCGCGGAGGAGACGCACAACTATGCGCTCGCGATCGAGCGTGGCGAGGTGGACGACCCGCAGCTCTACTTCGATCATCTCGAGGCCTCCGAGCTCCACGACATCTCGAAGCCGGCGCAATTGAAGGCCGCCATTCGCGAGGCCTCCGGCGACGCGATCGCCTACGCGGACATCGACTCGATCGCGGCTCTCTTCCACGAGCCGAACGCCGACAAGAACAACCTGCGGCGCAACTGGCTGAACCAGCGCCGCACCGCCCGCAAGCGCGCCTATGAAGTCGACGTCATCGAGCGCGCCGTCTATCAGGAGGGCGAGCGGCCCCGCCGGAGCAGCCCGGAGGCGCGAGCGGCACGCCGCGAGATTCCGATCGTGCTGATGTTCGACGGCTCGACCAGCCGCGACTCGACCGGGCTCGTCGCTTGCACGGTCGAGGAGAAGCCGCATATCTTCGTCGTCGATTGCTGGGAACGCCCGAGCGCAACCGCGATCGGCTGGCGCGTCAAGGCCGGCGACGTCTGGGCCGCGATCGTGGAGGCGATGGAGACGTATGAGGTGCTCGAACTCGCCTACGACCCCTTCGGCTGGCGCGCCGAGTCGGAAGAATGGGAGGCGGCCTATGGCGAGGACATGGTCGTGCGGTTCGAGACCAACCAGGCGTCACGCATGGGCCCTGCCTGCGATGAGTTCGAGCAGGGGCTGAAGGACGCTGGCTTCACGCTGGCGGACTCCGAGCCGCTCCTTCGCCACCTGAAGAACGCCGTCGCGGTCAAGCGCCGGGGCTATGTCGTCATCACCAAGGAGAGCGACGACAGCCCGCGGAAGATCGACCTCGCCGTAGGCGCCGTAGTGGCCTATCACCGCGCCTGCTGGCACTTCCGGAATCCCCTAGAACCCGAGAACAAGGAGCCTCTGTTCGCATGGGCATGAGAGATCTCTTCCGCCGGCGCAGCGCGCAGAAGACGCAGGCGCTCGAGCGCGTCTCGTCCGTCCCGCTCAGCATGCAGGCATGGGCCGATATGTTCGGCTCGTTCTCCTTCAATGGCGTCCGTTACCCGCTCATGCACGTCCAGGGCGGGATCGACAACCGTCAGGAGGCACCGGATGGAACCTTCCAGTCCTACGTCCGGCTGATCTACAAGCAGTCGGGTGTCGTCTTCGCCTGCATCGCGACGCGCATGCTGCTCTTCTCCGAGGCGCGCTTCCAGTTCCGCCAGCGAACAAACGGACGCCCCGGGCGCCTCTTCGGCACGCCGAGCCTCGCGCGGCTCGAGCGGCCCTGGCCGACCGGCACGACCGGCGATCTGCTCGCGCGAATGGAGCAGGACGTCTCACTCGCAGGCAACGCCTATATCGCTCGGCGCGGAAACGGTCTGCGCCGGTTGAGACCAGACTGGGTGACGATCGTCGCGGGCACCGAGGAGCAGCTGAGCGAGGAGGAGATGCTCAGTCGCGAGATCGACTGGGTGGTGCTCGGCTACATCTACCACCCGGGTGGCCGCCACTCCGGCATCGAGCCGATCTCGCTTCTCGCCTCCGAGGTCGCGCACTACGCTCCGATCCCCGACCCCGAGGCGAACTACCGCGGCATGTCATGGCTGACGCCGGTCATCCGCGAGATTCTCGGCGACAAGGCCACCACCGATCACAAGCTCGCTTTCTTCGAGAACGGCGCCCAGCTGACGGTCGCAATCAAACTCGACATCTCTGACCCGGACAAGTTCGACATCTGGGTCGAGAAGTTCAAGGAGAAGCATGAGGGCGTCGACAACGCCTACCGCACGCTCTTCCTCTCGGCCGGCGCGGATGCCGTGCCGATCGGCGTCAACCTGAAAGACCTCGACTTCTCGAAGACGCAGGGGCACGGCGAGACTAGAATCGCCGCTGCCGCCGGCGTTCCCCCGATCATCGTCGGACTCTCGGAGGGGCTCGAGGCGGCCACCTACTCGAACTACGGCCAAGCGTGCCGGCGCTTCACCGATGGCACCCTTCGGCCGCTCTGGCGCAACGCGGCCGCGTCCCTGCAGAACATCATCGAGACGCCCGCCGGTGCCGAGCTCTGGTACGACGACCGCGACATCGCCTTCCTCAAGCAGGACCAGAAGGACGCCGCCGAGGTGTTCTCGAAGAAGGCGCAGGCGATCCGACAACTCACGGATGCCGGCTTCGAACCCGAGACGGTCGTCGCGGCGGTCGAGGCTGACGACATGAATCTGCTGCAGCATACGGGCCTTTATTCGGTACAGCTCCAGCCTCCCGGCGCTGGCAACCCGCCGGCACCCACCCCTCCTCCGGCCACCTAGAGAAAGGTCGCATGATGACACCCAGAAAGCCCCGCAACGGGGAGCGCCAGCCCGCGCCGCCGCGGGACGATCTCGTTCGCGCGATCTTCCCCGGCTGCGAGTTCCGCGCCGAGCAGTCGGATGGCTCGCTCGGCTTGATGGTCGGGCACTTCGCCGTCTTCAACCAGTGGACGGAGATCGTGTCCTCCTATGAGGGCCACTTCTTCGAGCGGTTCGCGCCCGGCGCGTTCACGAAGACGATCAAGGAGAACCTCAAGCGCATCCGCGTACTCTTCTACCACGGTCGCGACCCGCAGATCGGCAACAAGGTGCTCGGGCCGATCAACGTGCTCGAGGAGCAGCCCGAGGGCGTTTGGTATGAGGTGCCGCTGCTCGATACTTCCTACAACCGCGATCTCGAACCGGGGCTGCGCGCTCATCTCTACGGCTCTTCCTTCCGCTTCCGTACGGTCAAGGAAGACCTCGTGATGCGTCCGCGCGCCTCGGAGCGAAACCCGGACGGCATCCCGGAGCGGACGATCCTCGAGGCGAAGCTCTATGAGTTCGGGCCCTGCACCTGGGGTCAGTATGAAAACGCGACCGCCGGCATGCGCTCGCTCACGGACGAATACATGGAGGAGCGGCACGGCATCCTCGTCCCGGCCGTCACCTTCGAGGAGCGTCGCGCGCTACTCGACCGCCTCGAGACGGCGGATGACGCCGAACCGGAATCCGAGCGCGCCGAGGAGCCGGATGCGCGCCTTCACGAGCGCGCGGTCGAGTTCGTCTCGACCG